AAACGGAGTACCAAGTGGATTGAGATGGACAACACTTCTTGATTCATTGGTCAATTACTGTAGAGCGAAAACTATAGACAAATATTTAACTAAGAAATGGGACATACCTTTTGTTAAGGATATAAAGGCAGCGGGTGATGATGATGATTTTGTGGTTGAATCGTGGTTTGCAGGTTACATGGTGTTTAAAACATATGAGTTGTTTTCTATACCGGTACATGCATCAAAGAATTTTATATCAAATAATGAGACAGAGTTTTTGAAAGTATTAGTGACAAGGAAGGGTGAATTTATTGGTTATAAGGCAAGAAAGGTTGCTAATTTGTTTTTCATTAGTCCAGAGAAACAGATAAAACCAGAAGGTGCATAAGATGATATCAACTATGGTATCTGGAATGAATGTACCAGGAGAGGGTTACGTATAACTAATGAATTAAGTCAGGATGAGAACTTTGTTAGATTGGGTGTTATGCCGAGATGTCTTGGTGGTTTTGGGAATAACTTAGATATTACAATGCCATTTAATAAGCGTGTTATACGTAAATTAATAAAGACAGGAAGGTATGAGCTACACAAGATAAGGAAGGGAACTGGTGTCAGGATAAGTTTAGAAAAAACTAAGGAATTTATGTCATCACAGAATTTTAAGTTTGATTATAAAAGAATGTTAGTATCCACAAAAGTTAATATTGGATCATCACTAGCACCATTGGGTAGACCAGATATTTTAGACATTGAGAAAAAAGAGTTAAGAAGATCATGTAAGGTTACTCTTTTGGAAGAAGATGAGTTGTATGAAATGTTCATATTATATAAAGGAATGAAACATTTAAAACCATTTTTGGTTAAACAAGAATATTCATGGTTAGATTATCGTACACTAATGAACACTATAGAAAGTGATAGTTTTTTGGGTTTTATCGAGAGTATTATGGATGTAAAAAGTAGAACAACATTCCAACTATTGATAAATAGTACAAATAACGTTACTGAAAAGCTTCATAAGATAAGAAGATGGATAGACCCAGAAATAGAGTATAAAATTCCATATAGTATAAATTACTCTACTGAATATCTGTCAGCTTATATGGGTTCAGTTTTACAGACGATGACCATCGATGACTTGATAAGATACAACACAATTAGTGAAAATGGCGATCAAAG